TGTGGGTAATCTGCTCTCCCTGATGGCAGTGGATCCTAATGGCAAGGCCAGAAATGTGCGTGACGTGATCCTGGTGGTCAATCCTGTGGACTATTTCCAGAAGATCATGCCCGCTACCACTATGATGACCCCCAACGGTACTTACGCCAACGATGTGATGCCTTATCCCATGACTGTAATCCAGTCTCCCGCCGTGGAGCAGGGACAGGCGATCATGGGCTTGGGGTACAAGTACTTTGCTGCTATCGGCTCCGCCCGAGACGGCCGGATTGAGTACTCCGACCACTACCGGTTCCTGGAGGATGAGCGTGTATACCTGATCAAGGGCTACGCAAACGGCTTCCCCATGGACAACAACGCTTTCTTCGTCCTGGACATTTCCGCCATTCAGCCTGCCGTGTGGAAGGTGCAGCAGGTAGACGCCCCTGATGCATCTGATGTTGCAACTCTGGCAGATCTCCGTATTGGCGGTCTGACCCTGTCTCCCGCATTTGCAGCCGGTACTACTACCTATACCGCGTCTACCACCAACGCTACCAACACGGTCATGGCAATCCCGGCAGACGCAAATGCGACCATCGAAATCACGAACCAGGGGCCCAGTGACGATGCAGCCGCTCCCGTCGTGAATGGCCGAGCAGTTACCTGGAAGGAAGGCGCAAACACCCTGAACGTGAAGGTAACCGCAGCGGATGGCACCACGACTAAATCCTACACTGTGACGGTGACTAAGTCGGGGGGTTAACACCCCCGGCTGATACCGGGCTCGTTGGCTCGGGGGAGATTGGAAGAGCACGGATTGGAACGACTTGAACCAGAGAGGATGATTTCAGATGGCATATACACCCACAACTTGGACCGATGGTGATCTTATCACCGCCGAGAAGATGAACAAACTCGAACAGGGTGTTCAGAATGAGCAGGTCGGCCCACAGGGACCCGCCGGGGCTGCTGGTGCAACTGGCCCTGCCGGTGTTTCCGCTGGATTTGGAACGCCTACCGCTACCGTAGACGCTAATACTGGCACTCCGTCTGTGACCGTGTCTGCCTCCGGCCCTGACACTGCCAAAGTGTTTTCGTTCGCCTTCAAAAATTTGAAGGGTGCTAAGGGTGACAAGGGTGATACTGGGGCCCAGGGCCCTGCCGGCACCTCTTATACGCTTCCTGCTGCCACCACTAGCGCGCTGGGCGGCGTGAAGATGGCCGCTGCCGTTGCAGACGCAGCCGCAGCTCCTACTATGGAAGAGTTTAACGGCCTGCTGGCTTCTCTTCGTGCAGCTGGGATCCTGGCAAGCTCTTAAGGGGTGATGGTATGCAACGGGAAAACATTCCTGAAACGTTGCTGGCCGATGTAAAGAACTACCTGAACATCACCTGGGACGATGAGGCAACGGACGCGAAAGTGTCCGGCCTCATCGCCGCGGGGTCTGTGTACCTGGACCTGAAATATGGCGGGGAGGCAGACTACATGGAGGACGGGCTTCCGCGCACTCTCTTGATGGAATACGTGCGGTACGCAAGAGACGGAGCGCTCGACGTGTTTGAAAACAACTATCAGCCCCTTGTCATCGGGATGCAGAACCAAAAGGCGGTGAGCGAGTATGTCCCAGCCGTGGAAGGCACCGTATCGTCCCAGTAACCAGGTCACCCAGAGTTACAACGACGGGGTTGTGACCATCTATTCTGTGGAGGATGCTGCGCGTCCTGGATATCAGCCAGAACCTAAGCTGACGAAAAAGGTTTCCCTTCGCTACGAAGAGCAGCGTTTGGGAATCCAACGCTACTATAGCGGCCGGCAAAACCAGGTGGACATTGAGCGGGTAATCAGGACGCAGCGCGTCGGAAATGTGAACAACCAAAATGTCGCGATCACAGAGGATGGACGTCAGTACCGCGTTGATCTAGTGCAGTCCGTGAAGGATGTATGGCCGGAATCCGTTGACATCACCCTCGCAAAAATAGAACAAGAATTCGAGGTGCCATGATGAGGTGGTACGAAACAATCATTTCTGCACACACGTCGGTGACGGATTCTGTCAGCCACAACGAAAAGCTGCATTCGGACCGGTATTTCGTCTGGGGAGAAACCGGAGCCAACGACCTGGAGGCAGGCAACCTTCACGCGGAAAAGGCTGTTACCGGGTACACAGACCTGTATACCAAACAGGAGTTTGACCCGTGGAAAGAACAGATAGAGGAAGCGTTTGACGCCGCCGGGATCGCCTGGGTCCTGAACTCCACGCAATACGAAGAGGAAACGGGATTCACCCATTACGAGTGGTATTGGGAGGTGACAGACGATGCCGAAGGCTAAGGTAACGACTAATGCTATTGATTCCTACATTTCGATGCTTCGAGATCTGGGGGAAAATGTTGATGATATCGCAGGAGAGGCAGTGTATGAGGGAGCTGGAATCATTGCGGATGCTGTACGAAAAAACATAAATACCATTCGCACAAACGGAAAAGACCCGTGGGAGACCAAGCGTCGAGAACTCCAAAAAGACGGATTGCGAAATGGGTTGACAACATTTGAAATCACAAATGTTGGTGGCAGGACTGAGGGCGGCGTTGGGTTTGCAGGATACAACAAAAGAGGACAGGCGAACAGGAAAGTCGCAAATGCCTTTAATAGCGGCACATCTTTTTCTAGCAAGCAACCATTTTTTGAACGTGCACTTCGAGCTAGTCGTCCCCAAGCAAGAAAAAGAATGGCGGAATACGTAGAACAAGAGTTTGAAAAAATTGTGAAAGGATGATCGCATATGGCAACCATCGGTTTATCCAAACCCTATTACGCCATCTACAGCAACGATGGCAACACCGTTACCTACTCCAACGGCGGCTTGATCGGCAAGGCTACCGAGTTGACCCTCGAACTGGAAGAGGGGGACAGCAATAATTTTCGTGCCGACAACGCTGTTGCAGAAACAGACAACCAGTTTTCCGGCGGCACCATAACCCTGTCCACGGATGATCTTCTTCCCGCTCCCATGCTGGCAATCCTCGGTCTCAAGCAGGAGGCCATGGACGTGGATGGCGTGACTACTGCCAGCCCCCAGTGGATTGTCTACGACGATGATCAGGCGATTCCTTACGTTGGTTTCGGCGGCATCCTCAAGGCCAAGCAGAACGGCCAGACCAAGTGGATTGCAGTGGTGTTCAACAAGATCCAGTTTGCGAACCCTGGCATTTCCGCTGTCACTCAGGGCGAGACCATCGAGTGGCAGGCCAAGGAGTTGACTGCTACCGTTATGCGAGATGACGGCGTCAAGCACGGCTGGCAGAAGCAGTCCACCCCCATGGACACCGAGGCCGACGCGGAGGCAGCCATTAAGAAGGCGCTGAACATCACAAACCCTAATCCGACCCTGGGCACACTGACGGTTTCCAGCGCCGCAGGGTCTGAGACAGGGGAAACCGAAATTACCGTGACACCTCCCATTACATACGGGAACCACTATGTGTACCAGGTGAACACGGACGTTACCCTCCCGACAGAATACGGCGAGGATGTGTCTAGCTGGACGCCCTGGAATGGGATGTCTGCCATCCAGGCAACCACTGGCCAGGAGATCGGCGTGGTGGAGGCGGACGCTGCGAACAAGGCAGTAAAGGCCGGCAAGACGACGGTGACAGCAAGCGTAGCAGCAGAAAAGACCGGAGTCGTTGGCGAAGGTGAAATTGGTGAGGCGCAAGTTGGCGTAGACGGGTAAGGAGGGTGCTTTATGCGTACGATTAAAGTTAACTTTCGAGGCAAAGAGCACCTTGCTTGCTTTTCCTCCGGGGTCGTTGTGGCCCTGGAGGAAAAGTACGGTGATGCAGACAAGGGGCTCCAGCAGGTATTAAGCGGGAAAACTGCTGACGCTATGTGGTTTCTCACTCAGGTTATGAATGCCGGGAGTGACTACGCCGAATACAACGGTATGGAGGTTCCTCCCCGAGTTACTGAAAAGGAAGTGCTTTCCTGCATCGGGATTGATGACTTCAAGCAAATTTTTGCTGACCTTTCCTCTGTTGTTGCAGAGGGGAGCAAGACCACTGTGGAGGTCGAGCCCGAAAAAAACGTAGAGGCCAGGCAGGAGGAAAGCTGACCTCTGCCTGGCTTTTGTGGTATGGGATGAAAATCGGTCTTTCTCGGCATGAGACGCTTGTCCTTCCTTTTGGGGAACTACTTGATTTCATCGCTATTCAGCAGATAAAGAACGAGGGCGCAAAACGAAAGTTGACGATTGAGGACAACGAAAACGAGTTTATGCGCCTGTTAAGTTTCAAATAGGAGGTGACTGCATGGCAACGGATGTATCTATTCGAGTAGGCGTTGATGGAGAAAAAGAATTTTCGTCTGCACTCAAAGCGATAAATTCCCAGATCAAGAATCTGAGCAGCGAAATGAAGTCCGCCGTCACCTCTATGTCTGGGCTGGACAGCGCTGAAAGTCGGGCTGCAAAGCAGTCTGATATTTTGGGCCGGTCTCTGGAGGCACAGAAACAAAAGCTGTCTGTATTGAATGGCCAGTATGACCGGCAGTCTGCGAAATTAAAAGAGCTGGCTCAGGCAGCGGAAGATGCCGCAAATGCACAGTATTCCAGCCAGGATGAGATGGTTATGGCGGTGACAAAGGCAAACAATGCCTACAACCGCCAAAACAAGGTTGTCAATGATTTGGGTACCCAGATCAACAATACAACCGCAGAAATCAACCGGCTCCAGGCTGAAATGGGCGGCGTTTCTACGGAGACTACCCAGGCCGTAAGTGCTTTTGACCGGCTGAGTCAAAAGATCTCTCAGCAGGAGAGCGACCTCAAGGGGTTGAAGCAAGCCTATAGCAATACCGTATTAGAGTTTGGCGACGGATCGTCCGAGGCAAAACAATTCGCTTCGCAGATTGAGCGGCTCTCCACGGAACTCAAACAGAGCCGGAGTGCTATGCAGGACGCTGCTGACGCAGCGGACAAGTTGGACCGGTCTCTGGATGATGCTGGGAATGAAGCCAAAGAAGCCAGCAGCGCTTTTGGGGATGTATTCTCCGCGGATATGCTCTCCGACGGGATTCAGTCCGTCGTTAGCGGCATTGCAGACCTTGTAGAGTCTACCTCTGAGTATCGCCGGATTATGGCATCTCTGGAAGTGTCTAGCCAGAAAGCTGGCTACACTGCCGAACAGACAGCGCAGAGCTACCAGCAGTTTTACTCTGTTCTTGGCGATGAGCAGTCCAGCGCAACGGCCCTGTCTAACCTACAGGCGTTAGGTCTTTCACAAGAGGACTTGACAAAAATGATAGACGGGACTATTGGTGCTTGGGCGACCTATGGCGACTCTATACCCATTGATTCATTAGCTGAGGCCGTAAATGAGACAATCCGGACGTCCAAGGTCACTGGGACATTTGCCGACGTGCTCAATTGGGCCGGTACCAGTGAGGACGAATTCAATGCCTCGTTGGAAAACGCTAACAGTGAAACAGAGCGCGCCAATCTGGTTTTGAAGGAATTGTCCCGTCAAGGTCTTGTTTCCGCTGCGGAGGAATGGAGAAACACTAACTCCGCAATCGTAGAGGCCAACAAGGCGTCTAGCGATCTAAACGACGCCTTGGCGCGAGCGGGAGACGCCCTGTCGCCTATGGTGGCAAAGGTGAAAGAATTTGCGGCCAACCTGATAAACGGTTTCCTGGATATTGCAGAGAGCAGCGATATCGCTATCCCTGCCATTACGGGTGTTGCTACCGCAATCGGCGTTCTTGCTGCTGCCTCGGTTGTGTCCAAAATTGGACAACTGGTTTCCAGTCTGGGCCTTCTCGCGACGCTTACAAATCCGTTTGTTCTGCTCGGCGCGGCGGCGGCCGGGGTTGCGGCGGCGATTGTGACGCTCAGTCAGAGCGAAGGGGAATACATCAGTTATTCGGAGCGGTTTGCAAATCGCATCCAGGAAACTACTGACCAGATCAACGAACATGCAGATTCCTTCAATAATTTGCAAGAGTCCGTCGGTGAATCTATGGCATCCATCCAAAGTGAGATGGGTATTGTGGAGCAGTATGTTGGTGAGCTCCAGAGTATCACGGATGCTAATGGGCGTGTTATCGAGGGATATGAAGAACGAGCCGCTTACCTTGCAGATTACATAAACAATAAGGTGCCCGGCGCGGTGTCTGCCTCTGAAAGTGAGGCCGGAGCGGTATACAAAGTGTCCGACGCTATCGATGATCTGATTTTTGCGCGGAAGCAGGAAGCCGCTTTAAATGCTATCCAACCGGCATACGAAGAAGCGCTTACTAAGCAGTTGCAAGCATATCAAGATCTGACTCAGGCTACCAGGGATTACAATGCGGCGCAGGAGCAAGTAAATACTTTACAGGGTATGCTTGCGGATACCGGGGGTTTAACCGCTAAACAATATTCTGATTTGCGAAGCCAGCTAGATGCAGCAAACGAAGCCCTTGCCCAAAGTGAGCAGAATTTGACCACAGCCCAGGGGACATGGGACAGCTACAATCAGACCTTGGAAACCTATAACCAGATCGCCAATGCAACCACGGGCGACATGGCTGCGTTGGATCAAGCCATTGCACAGTCCTCTGCAAACATCGTAAAGGCGTCCGGAGATAACCAGGCAGCCTTAGAGGAAAATGTGGCGAAGATGCAGGCTGACTACCAAAACATGGTGGTCTATATTGCGGAGCACTGGAACCAGATGTCTGAAACCGAACGGAATGGTTGGGCAAGTCTGTTAGAGCAACAGCGATCTGCATTGGAGACTCAGGTTAATGAAGCGAGAGAGGGCGGCGTTCAGATTCCGACAGCGATCGGAACCGGAATGAATGAGGGCGCTTACCAGCTTACCGGTTCCGCCCAGCAAATCTACATGCAGTTGATGCAGGAACTTATGCCTGGGGTGGACGCCGCGCAGATTGGCGCCGCATGGGATTTCTTGGTTTCTAACGGGATTATCACCAATGCGGGTACGGTTAACATGGCGGCCGCCTCTGTGGCGGACGGAGCGCAGACAACCCTTGACACGACGATGAACGACGGACAGCCGCAACAGACCGGTGCAACAGCTGCGCAAGGCGTTGCTGAGGGGATTACCAGTCAGTCCGGAACGGTAAATAATGCCGCCGCTAACGTAGTGACAGGAGCGAAAACGACGGCGGATGCTACCGTGCAATCGTCTAACTTCCCGGCAACGGGGACGACGATAGGACAAAACACTGCGTCAGGAATCGATAGTAGTGCACCAACGGTTTACTCCTCTATGAGTGAGCTAATTGCTGGAACAAAATCCACTGGCGATTCTGCCGTTGCCGGAGGGAATTTCCCGGCAATTGGTACAGATGCGGACGGAGAAGTAGCGAGCGGCATTAGCTCTGCCGTAGGAACCGTTACTGACCAAATGGTTTCCATGATAAATACCGCAAGAAGCATCGGATATCAAATGGTTCGAGATTTCACTGTTATAGGTTACGCCATTAACGACGCAATCGCTGGAGCAATCAATGTGAATGCGTTGAACTCAAAACTTCGCCAAATGGCACGCAACGCGCTTTCGGCAGCAAGAAGCGAGCTTAGGATAAACTCTCCGTCTAAGGTGTTTCGTGATAAGGTCGGCAAACCCATCACAGAAGGCATTGTGGCGGGCGTTGATTCCACGGCGGAGGACGCCGTGAAGTCAGTCAGAGGTATGGCCAACTCTGTCGCAGACGCCGCCACCATTCGGAACATTCAATCTAAGTTTGAGTACGGTGCATCCCTCGTCACTCGCCCTTCCCCCAACACCCCATCCGCCCTGCTCCAAGCAGCGACAGCGGCGGTGCCAAGAGGGGCCACAGCCCGCGAGGTTTACCAAGTGGAGATCCCGCTGGTCATCAACGGCAAGGAACTCTACCGAGCAACATTCAACGACCTTCGAGCGGCACTGAACGGAAACGCCCGTCGGACCGCGAAATCGTCCCTGATCTAAGGGGGTGCGTGCATGAAAGCAAAACTTGTGCTTAACGGCACCGACATCTCCGGCTATCTAGCGGAGAGCGGAATCGCGCAATCTCCCATCTACCGGCAGGAGAGCAGCGTGGTCACCATGGACGGCATCGAGCACCGCAGCAACATTCGCAAGGTGCAGCTTGATGTTGAGTTCGCCCGGATGCGGGCGGAAAACGCCTATGCTATCGCCGACCTCATTACCCAGCCGTCTACGGTGACCTACCTGGACCTGGACGGCACAGAAAAAACCAAAGTGTTCTGGGTAGAAGGCCCGGAGATGACCCAGGAGAAGGTAGAATCCGGGATCACCTGGGTGGAGGGCGGTTCCATGACTCTGGTAGAGAGGTGATACCATGCACACGACCAGCGACCTTTACAACCAGATTTTTTCCGATCCGGGTCACTGGACAGAGCTGAAATTGGACATTGCGGGGCAGGAGTATACCCAGGGGAATATCGTTTCCCTGTCCATCTCTGGTGGGCTGTTCGACACTCCTGGAATCGGGAACGTAAATGCAAGGCAGATCGACATGGAGATCGTTCCAATCGGGACCATCCCAAGGCAAGCGCAAATTCAGGTGTTCGTCCGGGTGTGCGTTGGGGAGCAGGTCAGCGAATGGATCCCAAAGGGCGTGTTCTTCTTCTCCACACGGGAACTGGATAAGGTATCCGGCATCCTCACGGTAACCGGCTACGATGCCATGCTCAAAGCAGAAAACGTCTGGCTCAACGAGGACTATGTATACGATAACTGGCCCATGCCCCAGGAAACCGCTGTGGCGGACATTGCCCAACGTATGGGCGTTTCGGTGGATCCCCGTACGGTTCTCTCCGATGATTTCCCTGTTGAGTACCCCGTGGACGAAGAAGGGGACCTCACTATGCGGGAGGCGTTGTCCTTCATTGCCGTTTCCGATGCTGGAAACTGGATCATCACCGACGAAGGGAAGCTGCGATTGATCCGCTTCGGGGACATCCCAGAGCAAGCGGGTTACTTGGTGACGGAGTACGGACAGCCCATCCAGTTTGCGGGGGAGGTGTTAATCCTTGTCTGACTCTATTTTTCTGGGGTCTCGGGCGGGCAGCCTAGATATTGGGGACATCCCGTCCAACATCTCTCGCGTGAATCTCAGCGTGGACAGCGAGACCTATTACACCGCAGGAAATGACACGGGGCGAACGCTGGAGGTCACCTGTGCCTGGGCATCTCAGGCTATGGCGAACTCCATCCTTGCCGCTGTGCAGAACGTGGAATACCAGCCCTACACCGCGGGGGAGGCCCTGATGGACCCGGCGGCGGAGATTGGGGATGGCGTTGTCGTTGGCGGGATCAATTCCGTTATCGCCAATGACAACATGTCGTTTTCCCGCTTATATAATTCTGAGATATCCGCGCCGGACCTGGACGAGGTGGATGATGAGTATCCCTATGAATCCATGGAGCGCCGGCAGTACGATCGGGAACTGGCCAGGACGCGGTCCATGATATCCAAGTCCGCCAGCGAAATCCTCCTACAGGTAGAGGGTATCGCAGAGGATTTGGAGGGGCAGATATCCAGCATTTCCGTGAAGTTGGATTCCATCACGCTTTCTGTGTCTAATGGGTCGACATCATCCACTATCGAATTGAAAGCCGGAGAAACCACGATTTCCAGCGAAACCATTCAAATGGATGGCCTCGTTACGTTTACCGGCTTGTCCTCCGGTACAACTACCATCAATGGGGCCTGCATCAAAACTGGCCAGATTGACGCGGACCGCCTGAATCTCACGGGGGCCATTACGTTCTCCGATTTGTCCAGCTCCGTCCAGGGGGATATCAACGACGCGCAGAGCACGGCAAACAGTGCGTACAGCTTGGCTAACGCGGCCAACAACACTGCCAACAACGCAGAGGATAAAGTAGAGGCGTGGAGCTACCGGGGCACCACATACATTGACGGCTCAAAAATCCAAACCGGAACCGTGGAGGCATCCATACTGCGCGGCGGAACGGTGGAACTGTTGGCGTCGGGAGGGAGCACGGTCGGCTCCATCGAAATCACATCCACGACCACCGGCGTCGGTCTGGAATTCGTTACGAACCGTGGCGGTATGCGCATGACATCTGCCGGTAACTGGTGGGTGGATACCACAAACTGCTCGTTTGGCACAACGTCCACTGGCCGGTTTTCGTTCAGCGACTCCCCGACGCCCAGTTCCGATGGGTCTGTAACCCTCGGTCGCAGCACAGTTCGGTGGGGCGATGTGTACTCCCAAAACGCCACTATAAACACATCTGACGCCAATTTCAAAAAGGATGTGGAATACGGGCTGGATCGGTTCCTGCCTGTGTTCGACGCGCTGCGTCCGGTGTCGTTCAAATTCATCGACGGGCAAAGCGACCGTACCCACATGGGGATCATCGCGCAGGACCTTGAGAAAACCCTGTCGGAGTTGAACATCCCAACGAAAGACTTCGCGGCGTTCATTAAATCCTGGGGGACCGATGAAGAAACCAAAGAGAGCGGATACCGATACGCAATCCGATACGGCGAATTCATCCCGTTGCTGATCTATCAAGTCCAGAAAATAAAGGAAGCCCTAAAGGACAAAGGAGTGATTTCTTGACATGACGAAAGTTCAGGAATATTTAGACCAGGCGTTTAAATACATCTCCGCCATCCCCGTATCTGGGGAACAGGTGGAGATCATGGCGCGGGCCAGGGAATTGCTCCGGATGGCCTATGCTGAGGCCGGGAAGGATGCAGCGGAGGTGAAACAGGATGGCTAATGTACCAAAGGCGATTACTGATCTCCCGGTAGCCTCCGCCATGGGGGACGATGACCTGCTCGTTGTCTCCCAAAATGCAACCACATCCAGTATCAAAGGGGAGCTTATCAAGGGGTACGCCCAAAATGCAGTTGCGTCTCAGGTAACAGCCGCCCAGACCGCAGCGAACCAGGCCGGCCAGTCCGCCACCCAGGCTGAAGCGGCCAGACAGGGCGCAGCGGCGGCACAGACCGCGGCGGAAAACGCCCAGGACGCAGCGGAAACGGCGAGGGATCAATCCGTTGCCGCTGCCGGCACCATCGGCGACTCTGTGGAGCAGGCGCAGACAGCAGCGGGGCAGGCATCCAGTGCTAAAGATGCTGCTGTTGCCGCCCAGTCTGCCGCAGAGGCCGCGAAAACAGCAGCCGAAACAGCCAGCGGGCAGGCCCAAACAGCGGCCACCCAGGCAGCTGGTAGCGCCACAACGGCCCAGGATGCGGCAACTCAGGCAGGCGACGCAAAGACGGATGCCGAGACCGCCCGCAATGAGGCGGAGACATCCGCGTCCTCCGCTGCGAATTCCGCCTCCGATGCCGAGAGCGCGGCCGCAGAGGCAGAGCAGGCGAAGACCTACATCGAAAATATGGACATGGAAGGGGAGACGCTCCCAGCGGGATCCTCCGTTACCGTGACCAAAACCACCTCTCCCGAGGGGAATTTGCTGTTTGTGATTGGGGTGCCTCAGGGGATCCAAGGCGACAAGGGCGAAACCGGCGAAACGGGCGCAACCGGTCCCCAGGGCGTGAGCGTCACCAACGCAACCGTAAATGAGGACGGCGACCTGGTGATTACCCTCTCTGCCGGGGAACCCATCAACGCGGGCTCCGTCATCGGCCCCCAGGGCATCCAGGGTGATGTTGGACCGACTGGTGCAAGTGTAGACCGTATCGAACGCACGTCCGGCACCGGCGCGCCTGGAACCACGGATACCTATACCGTGTATCTCACCAACGGCCAGACCGGCGGCACATTCCAGGTGTACAACGGCTCCAATGGCACCGGTAGTGGTGATTTCATGGCGGATGGGTCTGTGCCCATGACTGGTGACCTCCAAATGGGCGGACACAAGATAACCAACCTCGCGGAGCCCACCGACAACACAGACGCGGCATCCAAAGAGTATGTAGACGATACCATAACCGTCTCTCTGGTCGGCAACTATATCCCGATGGGGCAGAAGGGACAAGCCAACGGCGTTGCATCTCTGGATGACTCCGGAAAGGTCCCGAATGAACAGTTACCCCCGATGGACTATGTTCCTACCAGCCGAACCGTTAACGGACATGCACTCGGCGCCGATGTTACGCTGGATGCGGATGATGTGGGAGCCATCCCTAACCCCTCCGGCGGCACGGCGGGGCAGGTACTGACCAAGACAGCGGATGGAAGTGCGTGGGAAAACGCGCCTAGTGGTCTCCCTGATGGCGGTGCCGAGGGTCAGATGCTCTATAAGTCTGCTGACGGGGCTGCGTGGGGAGATAAGCCGGTGATGTATGTGACTGTGACCCAAAGTTCTGACGGCAGTGGTCACAAAGTAGACAAAGACGCTGGCGAAATCAAAGCAGCATACGAGGCAGGAAGTTCTGTTTTTTTGGTTTGGGATAGAAACGATCTTGGGAAGGACAACTGGCAAGTCATCCCGCTTTCTAAAGTGGATATAAGCGCCAACGGGAATCACTATGCGAGTTTTCTTAATCTTAATTATAGTGCAGTAGTCGATGTTGACGGCGACGTCGACATCACGGAAGTCGTTTTTACTTCATCGGAAATCACTTATAACAATTCTAATTCCGGCCTCACGTCCACCAACGCCCAAGACGCCATCAATGAAGTACAAGAGAACGTCGAAAATGTCCTCCCCTCCGGCGGCACCACCGGCCAAGTGCTCACCAAAACCTCCACAGGAGAGGAATGGTCTGACGCCCCAAGCGGGCTTCCTGAAGGCGGCTCCGAGGGCCAGGTTATCAAAAAGACTGCAGACGGTGCAGAATGGGGCAATGCGGATTGGTTGCCGTTGAGCGGAGGAACAGTTAACGGATATATAAACTTCGACCAAGTAAATAGTGGGATATATTTCAGTAAATTTCAGGATGAGCACAACTGCTATCCAACAATTCGTTCGACAACAATAGATGGTAAGGTTGCACTAAGTATTTACTCTAAGGCACATAACGGAGTAAGCGGAGTTGTATACCCTATAATTCTATCCGGCGTTGATACGCCAAAAACATCTAATGATGCTGCGAATAAAATTTACGTCGATGGCGAGTTAAATAATTTGGGCGCCGAAATCAGTAATGAGTTGGACACCAAACTCACCACTCCAACCGGTACCCAAGGCCAACTTCTCGGCTTCACCGCAGATAATACAGTTGGCGCAGTGGATGCACCTGAAAGCGGTCTCACCCAAGAGCAGGCGGATGAAAGGTATTTGCAGTTGAATAGCGATGCAATGATAACAGGAGACATCACATTCAAATATGGCGCTGATTTTGATGGAAGCAAAATTACAAGCGTTGGAACGCCAGTTAATGGCAGTGATGGAGCCAACAAAGCCTACGTCGATTCCAAGGCTCCCCTCCCCCCCGTCCCCGTCACCCTCACTACCTCCGGCTGGTCCTCCAACACCCAAACCGTCACAGTCTCCGGTGTGTCCGCCTCTGAGACCGCACAACTCATCACGCCAACACCCGCTATCGCCTCCCAGTCTGCATACTATGAGGCCGGGATCATGTGTACTGGGCAGGCTGCAAACAGTTTGACATTTACCTGCCAGACTGTACCTACAAGTAATCTGACTGTGTATGTCGTTATACAACCGTTGAGCTGATAGGAGGTGCGTTATGATTCAGAATCCTAGTGTTGCGGGGAGTGGGAGTGTGGAAACAGCAACGATACAGGTGAATTTAGGCCAAGCACCAAACCCTGATTATGGTATTTATTACGTCTCTCCGGATGGCACTTCGTCCTTCAAAGATTTTACAAACGCCCCTTTTTCGATACAGGTTAAAAACGGTTCCTTTGTTTTACCTATTGTGGAATTTGATATGAGTCAAGACTATTTGAGCGGCGGACTGTCTGTAATACAAGGCACTGAGGCTTATTCAGCAGCTGCTGGCTATACACAGTACCTAATTTACGTTTATGGTAACGGAGCCATAAGCGCGCCTACCTGATTTAACACCCCATGGACCACATCATATATCTACTCGGCATTGTGTTTGGCAGTTCCGGCCTCTCTGCCATCATCGTAGCCCTCATAAACAACAGGCATGCCAGGAAATCCGCGGACAGCGCTAAACTGGACGCCATCATCGAGGCCAACAAGGTATTTATGATTGATCGTATCCGCCATATCGGACAGTCCTATATCAACCGGGGGGCCATCACCCTGGACGAAAAGGAAAACGTCATGCGCCTGTATGCTGCCTACAAGGGGTTAAACGGCAACGGCGACCTCGACACCGTCATGGCGGAGATCAACAAATTACGGATAAAGGAGGTGATCAAATGAGCGAGAAGTGGAAAACCTGGTGGAAGGCCGCCGCTATCCGGGCGGTCAAGACTGTGGCCCAGGCGGCCATCGGCTGCATCGGCGCGGCAGCGGCCCTGGGGGACGTCAACTGGCCCATGGTGGCCTCTGCCGCCGTCCTGGCTGGGGTGCTGTCCCTGCTGACCTCCGTCGCTGGGCTGCCCGAAGTAAAACAGGAGGTGAGTACTGGTGAGTAATAGTAAGCTAGTTGTATACACCAAGTTATCCCCTCATTGCACTAAGCCTCGGCAGGGGACAATCAAAGGCATCTCCATCCACACCATGGCCGGGCCTGGTAGCGTAGAGGGCTGCGGTCAAGTGTTCCAGACTTCCGAGGCGTCCTCTCACTACGGCATCGGGCCGGATGGCCGTATTGGCCAGTACGTACTCGAGGAAAACCGGGCCTGGTGCTGCTCCCACAAGGTGGATCACCAGGTGGTGACCATCGAGGTATCCAGCATCCAGAGCTACCAGGAGCCTTATGAATGTACGGAAGCCGCCTTTGATAGCCTGATCGACTTGTGTGTGGACATCTGCCAGCGAAATGGCATCAAGAAATTGATCTGGAAGGAAGGCAAGCAGTATTGCCCGGCTTTCACAGGAAACTGGGCGGTGTGCAACATGGTTCCCCACCGGTATACCACGGACAAAGGCAAGTCGTGCCCTGGCAACTACTTATTTGGCAAATATGGCGAAATCGCAGAGCGTGTGAACGCTCGACTGAAAGGAGAAGATGAGGATATGGATATCAACAAGCTGCTGTCCGAGATGACCAACGAACAGGCGTACGAACTGGTAAAGAAGGCCGAGATCCATGCGGCAACCCTGCCGGATGATGATTGGTCCAAGAAGGAAGGCTGGTGGGAGAAGGCCCAGGAGGCCGGCGTCTCCGATGGCACTTCCCCCGTTCGCCACATGAAGCGCAACGAGGTTGTGGCCATTCTCGGCAGACTGGGGTTGCTCAAATGACTATCCGCAACCCCGACAACATTCCCGAGGAAATCGTCCGGGCCGCCATCGCCATGATGGAGCAGGAAGAAGGACGAAAGGTGGTCGAGATCTCCATCCGCCGTACCGGCAATCCCGACGAATTCGGGATCACTCCCGTTTTTGAGCGGGTGCCGTTCCAACGTATCCGCCGGATCACCGGCTACCTGGTGGGAAACCTGGGCCGGTTCAACGATGCCAAGCGTGCGGAGGTGGAGGACCGGGTGAAGCACGGGATGTGAAAAAAAGAGGCCCTCCGCGAGCCTCTTTTCCGTGTATGCAATAGGTATGCAATAGCCAAATTTTTCGAAAATCAATTTGAAAAAGAGAGCAACAAAAAAGTTCCGAAAACCACCTATTTAGGTTAGTTTTCGGAACTTTTGGTCCGAGTGTTGAGATTCGAACTCAAGGCCTCTTGAACCCCATACATGCCAAACCCATTGAGCCTCAACGGTTTGCGGCTCTATTGTGTGCAATTTGTATGCAGTAGGCCAAATTCAAAGTGCGTCGGTTATTTTGCGGAGATCCTCCAAATCAACGTCTTGGTAGTGCCGCAGCATCCCCTCCGATGTGTGTCCGATCAATTCCAGTTTGTCCTTATCTGCGCCCTTCACCCGCTTTAGCAGGGTAGCAAATGTATGGCGGCAGGAGTGCGGAGTGTACCGGTGATACCCAAATTCATTCACTGGATTTTCCATTCCGATTGCATCCAGGACGGAGTAGAACAACTCGCGATATTCTGCGATCGGCATCTCGCCTCCATCCTGGCGGCAGAAGATCGGCCCTCCAATTTTGTTGTCGGTGAGGCGGTCAATAATTGGCTGGATTTTCGGGGAGATGGTTACAACCCTGTTTTTCCCGGCGGAGGTTTTCATTCCCCACCGGAACACCTTTTCCTTGCGGTCATACTGAGAGGCGTCCAGGGTGAGCAGTTCGGAGGGGCGGTACCCCAAGTAGCATTGACACAGAACGTAGTCCGCTCCCGGCACGGTATCCTGCGTCTTCTCCAGGGCCTCTACAGCGCCTTCTGGAAGGCCTTCCCTTGGCCCGGTATCCGTACCCCCGACACGCAAGTATTCGCCCAGGTTGAGCCGTGCAAGGCCCCGTGGGATGGCATATTTGTAGATCAGCCCACAGACGGCTTTCATATTCTGCTGCGTCCGCTTCCCTTTTGGACAATCGTCCATGCAATCCTGCAAATCCTCTATGGTGATGTAATCCAGTTTATACCCCCAAACCGGCTTAAACCATTTCATTGCCGCCTGGTAGCAGCCCATCGTGGACGCACTTGCTTGGTGGGTCGGAAACCACAGGTCGTACACCTGGCGGAACGTGCGGGCCTTCGTTGCTGGCTCTCGCCCGAGGATGGCGAGGTATTCCAATGCCTCCCGCTTGGTTTTGAAGCCGCCCTTGGTCCGCACTTCCCGGTGCAGCTTGTCCTCCGAAACGTAGTAGCCGAGCGTCTTGGCGGCTGTCCACGTTTTTCCTCGGCGGTAGACTGTGCCGGTGCCGTTTCCGCGGGATTTTGTGGCCTGGCCGGAGGTGATCTTTGCTCCGCACTGAGGGCAGTATTTCGCCTTTTCCGGCAATCCAGTATGGCATTTTTTGCATTTCACTTGCAATTCCTCCTATCTTTGGTTAAAATAAGAGGGCAGTACCCTGTCCAAAGTTTACTGCCCCTATAGCCGTCCTCGGTGTTGGTAGCACCGGGGGCGGTTGTTTTATGCGCTTTTATGCGAGAGTGGCCGGATCGAAGGTCTTTTCCGCGAGTGTTCCACCGTCAAGAGCAAACAACTCGCTCACAGAGACATCAATTGAGGACGTCTCGTTTGTCAGTACAAATGCTTTCTGGAATTCGTAGGTATTACCCGGCTGCACCTCCCTTGATGCGGACATTGAATCATAGGACGAAGAATCAAAGAAATCTGGATCCAATTCAATCCCGTCTTGGAATGCCTGGATATGAAGGGCAACATCTGGCGCCGCATTTTCCTCGCTGTTGTTCGTGAATGTGCAGTTTACGATAAGGGCCCGGTCTCCCGTATAGGGATTAGCCTCGATAGATGCACTGTCAATTGTCACTTCATAATTTGACTCTGGTTCCTCGATCACAGCCGGGGCATCCCCGGTCTTCTCCAGGGACACAGTAGTTGTGCTCCCGAGCGCAGAAACTTCGTAGGTGATCTTCCCGTCCTCATAAGTGAAATCTTTCGTTTCGCTCGTTGCTGCCAGAAGGGCCATGCCGGTTTTTGACGTATCATTCTCAGAGGTCCAGGTGTATGGCTCGTCGGTTGTGGTCGGTGCGGCAAAGGTGCCAGCCCAGTAAAGAGCCGTGCTTTCCGGATCGACCCAGTTGATGGTGATGGTGTTTCCTGAGATGATTGCCTGTTGGTAGCTGTCGCCCTCGTTGGCCCCCACCTGTGTCCATACTCCGGTAAGGTCAGGAGGGGAAGAGGGTTCTCGGCTTGTGGTATCGCTTTCTCCACAAGCACACAAGAACAGAGCAAGTGTTCCTCCTAGCAACATGGTCAACGCTCTCTTTTTCATTTTGTTTTCCTCCGTTTTTTATTTTTGGCCGCCCTCGGCGGCGGGGGAATGAAGTTAGTACCCGACGGCAGACACACCGTATTCTGCCTGCTCCTGGGTGAAGCCCTCGAAAACAAGTTGATCAATGAGCCCCTGTCGGGAGAAAGAGGAATAGTCGAGATAACTTTGCGCTTTCTTGGCAGCTTGCTCGTTCCAGTCTGCGCCGCAGTTATCTACGCCGTAAGTAGCTTCTTCGGTAGAAAACCCTTCGTATTCGAGTTGGTCAATCAGACCGGAACGGGAGAAGGATGTGTAATTGAGATAGCTTAACGCTTTCTCTAAGGCGTTGAGTTCTCCCATGGAAGCATCCGGTTCTTTGCTTTCTGCGGTATCGCTATAATTAGACGCTTCACGGACAGAGTCGTAGATAGCGGATATATCATTAGAGTAATCATATGGAGAGTCAGTTCGTACGGCAAAGGAAAACAGCGTATATCCAGAGCTACAGTCAAATCCGCATATATACGATTGCATGTTGTATCCTTCGATCAGTGATAGATATGACACGAATGCAAAATCTTTTCCTTGAGCGTTTGTTCCATATTGCTTGGTAATAAGTTGATACGAATCCGAACCGCTCTCAACGCCAGATAAAAACTCAGAAAAGATTGTATCATCTAAAATTGATCCAGTTGTATTAACCATGGACACCATCATCAGATCGAGCCCATCTCCAGATGGCGGGTAAAAATAAGAAGCAGATCCGTTGGAGGCGTTCCTGAATGTCCATGTTGTCGGAACATCAAAAAACAGTGAATCAATATAATACTCTGTTGTACCGGTCTGAAAGTCGTTCGTTTTTGCTTGCTCGGTCTCCACGCTGGATTGCTGAGGTTCTTCCTGCCCAACTTCTTCGTTCGGCCCATCATCCTCTCCACACCCAACCAAACACAAAGCAAGTGCGACACTAAGGATCATGGGAATCGCTCTCTCTTTCTTCATTGTTGTTCCTCCAATCAATCTAGTACATGTGTATACGCTACGGCCAGTCCAATGATATGAATTTGTTCAGCCTCTTTGCCTATAAAAACCGCTGGGGCTATATTTGGATTTTCCGCCACCAGCTGGACAACCCCTGGTTTGGTATAGACTCGTTTTAGTGTTGCCTCGTCACCTCCTACCATGACGGCGGCGATCTGTCCATTTTCCACCTCCTCCTGTTTTCGGATGTAGACAATATCTCCCGAGCGGATTCCTGCACCAATCATGCTCTCGCCTTTACAGGTCAACGAGAAATCCGCCCTGATATGGCCCGGAAGGTCAACGTAATCCTCTATATTTTGTTCGGCTAAGATGGGGGTTCCGCAGGCAATCTGACCAACAAGGGGGATTTTTTGCATGGATCCAAGTGGTTCTATATTGGGTGGTAGTACCGTTTCTTCCTCCCACCCCATAAGATAAGCTGGTGTTGTCTTTAGGATTTCAGCCATTGCTTCAATCTTGTCGGAAGGAATATTTGAGATTATCCCGTTTTCATATTTGTAGATGTTTTGTTTTGTCGTGGATAATGCATCCGCAAGCTCGGTTTGTGTCATCCCCAATGCTTCTCGCCTTGATCTGATCCTTTCACCCTTCTCCATTGGAATAACCTCGCTTTCTGTAGTATCCTCATTATATCACAAATTTTCCTCAAGTCAACCGAAAAATGACTTGACAAGTTACGGAAACGTGGTATACTGTAAGTAACTTAAAAAGTTACGGAGGTGATACCGATGATAAAGACGGATGAGCTCCGCGGGATTATCGCGAAGAACAATCTCTCCCAAGCAAAAGTGGCAGAAGTACTTGGAATTACTCCGAAAACGTTCTACGAAAAGATGAACCGCGGAGTTTTTGGGAGCGACGAAATCGAAGCAATGATCCGGCTGCTCAAAATCGACGACCCCGTTGCAATTTTTTTTGCCAGGGAGTAACTTTAAAAGTTACGTTCGTGTAAGTCCCCGCAAGAAAACACGGAAGAGAGGTGAAAAAGGTGAACGATGAAACCCTACTCGAGAATCTACGGGCCAGAGACACAAAGCGAAAGGCCTGCAAAAAAATCGCCCTCGCACTGCTGCAACAGTGCAAGGACGAAGGATTGACCGTTGGCGATTTGGAGTGTGTCTTTGAAATCGCAAGGTCCCGTGGGATGGAGACTACTCTCCACGCTGGATTAACTCTTGAATGAAAGATTCGTTACGGCTCATTACAAAGCCATAGGCTGCGCAGTAGTCTTCCAAAAACTGTTCGATTTTAGACTGAGACTCTTCGAACGACATCTTGGCGTTTTCTGATGCGGCAAAGGCAGTCGCGATGTTATGAGCCAACTTTTCACGATCCACAAAATCACCTCCTTTCCGCGCCATTGTATCACAGGCAGGAACGAAGGTAAATAGAGGGACATACTTATGTATCCGCAAGAAAACGCAGAAGAGAGGTGATAACCAACATGAAGTATTTTTTTTAGCGGCTTATGGTTGTGCGCTGCTTTCCCTGTTCACAGTTACGAAAAAGGCTTTAGACCGCGAGAACAAAACGGTCAATTACCCAGATAGCGATCGTGACGAAAATCGCCGCAGCGGCCCAGAAATTTCCGCTCTGATAGAACTTTTTGCGAGATCTTTTCTCGCGTTCGGAACAATGAGTTTTGTCTGGTTTTCCGCCTATCTCTTTTTCCTCTGAGACCAAGAAAGCCAGGCCATCCGGGGATACGACGCGGTTATACAAAACTGGATGGATCTTACCGTCTAAGGTTCTGAATTCCCTATCCTTCCCTGATTTGGACGATATGGTTATCGTTCCGTACAGGTACCCACGGCGGATGCATTCGGCAAGAACTTCCGCTTCCTCTGTGCTCGCAGAAAATGGGAGATCATATCCGTCTTGCACTTTTCGAATCATATCTCTCATAGCTTGCAGGAACTCTTCTTCTGTTTCGATCATCCTGTCTTCCTCCTTCCTTCTCCGCTTGCATTTTACCACAGGAACAGGATGAGAGGCAACGGGATCGAGAAGTCTACGAAGACAGAGACATTCCCGCTAGTATGCACCAACCAAAAAAAGGGGGAGAAACCGATGAGGTACTACCTTGAGGGAGTGGTCTTTGGCGTAATTTGCATCTTGCTCATTAAATTGCTGTTAAGCATTTAAGCAATTCCTGCAAGAGCCAAACGAGGAAGGGGGTGATAACTATGATCATTTCCGAGGCAATCAGAGCAAGGACGGAAAACAAGCCGTATATCACAAGAGAAGCGTGGTGTAATACATATCGCGGATCGGACCTTAAAGTTTTCCCTACCAATACGCCGGATTGCTGTGTGCTTACTAGTTTGGCAGCAAGAGGCCCCCGTCGTGGGTGGCAGCCTACAGCGGGGGACCTGATTGCGGACGATTGGTTTGTTACCGATTAAAACCAACTCAGAATTTCTTTGAATCTAAACAGGAGTAATTACCCATGTTCAGAAATCCACGCAATGATCCCGGCGAAATGTTCTACGACAAGGCCGAGGAAGAACGTTGCAAGCGGTACGAGCGCAGACAATACCGAAACCTTGTTTTGAAAGCGTTGTTGACGTTCGTCCTTGGTTTGTTGATCTCGTACTTTCTCAAACTCTGATAGGGCGTCTCTCCCTGCCTGCGTGATGATGTAGCTGTCTGGAGCTTGAGATCTCCCGAGCCGCCCGAGATCAACCGTTGCAAAGTGATGGATTTTGACGTATCCGTCCCGCTTCAAATAGACGAAGGATTCGTATTCGTCCTTCTTGGGAGAGTACGGCTCGGTATACTTCTTGAGCTCGTTGTAGCTATGTTCGGAAATCATCTTGCAGCCTCCCTTCACGCCCATCATACACGACGAACATCTGGGAGGCAAGAAAAAGGGAGGAGGCGATACCCACGAACCCATTCCTTGTAGCAGTCCTCGTTTGGGTTGCCGTCATAGTAGCGACCGTCATCGTAAACGGAGGTATCCCATGACCTACCAAGAAATTATCACGAGCACGAAGGACGTGCTCACACCTGCCGACATCGCCCCGGTGCTCGGGTGCGATCCGCAGAAAATCCGGATTCAGGCGAAGCAAATCCCAGAATCTATCCCATTCCGGTTCATATTTATCGGAAACCGTATGAAAATCCCTCGCCTCGGGTTTATCGCCTGGGCGGAGGGAAAGAAAGAGGAGGAAACACAATGAACGCACTGTTAGAAAGAAAGGCCGCTCTGGCTGAGGATACCATGATCCGGGCGATTGCTCCGGCCATGCGCAAGCGGACTGAGGATCGTCGAAAGGCGGATCGAATTATCCGTGTCAACCTGGCCCTTAAGAAAGTTGGGATTCCCCTGCGGGTGGTGCGATGAAGTACCGTATTTGCCGCGTGTGCGGTTTGCGGTGGAATGTGTCCGCGATTGATCCGGGCGACAAGATATACATTTGCCCAAGATGCGAAAGGAAGCGCGAACGCCGTGAATGATGTATATGCTAGAACGCAAAAAAGAATGACTCGCAACTGTCGGCTGCCTGTACCGTGTGTATATTTCATTCAGGGTTCCTGTGAGTATATGGCAATAGAAAAAAGGAAACGGCCGTGTAAACCCGGGGATGAATGTACGGTAAAGAAAGAGATGGATGGGCCCAGGAAGAAAGTTTGGCCCCTCAGCGCCACAGAGGACACCATGAAAAAGCTGTATGACAGTGGACATAGTGACCCTGTTATTGCACAGGCGTGTGATGTTAGTCGCGGAATGGTCCTACGATGGCGCCAAAAAAATAATCTCCCTCCAAATGGGAGAGGAGGCCGCCCCCAAAAGTAAGGAAGGAGCAAACAAGAAGGAGGATTTTAATGGAATACAACCCTTTTCCACGCAGCGTCCAGATAGAGGTCACCGCCCAGATGGTCCAGAAGTGGATCAAGGACGAAGCTCTCCAGGACTTCCTGGACTACCTCACCATCGCCAATCCATGCGTCCTGTCCGTCTATCTGACCGAACGGGAAGAGCTTTTCGAGGAATGGGTCCTCTCCGGGGGAGGTGCTCAGTAATGGGGGTCAGCGTCCTGATTTATGGCCGCTCTGGATCCGGTAAGAGCCGCAGCCTCAAGAACTTCGCTGAGGATGAGATCTTCCTGGTAAATGTGATCGGGAAACCTCTGCCGTTCCCTGGCCGGTTCAAATATACCGTTAAGACCGACAGTTATGGCACCATCCAGAAGGGTCTGAAGACCATGCCCACCAAGGCGGCTGTCATTGATGATGCGGGATACCTGCTCACCAATACATTTATGCGGGGGCACTCCGCCCCCAAAAGCGGAAGCAGTAGCTTTGATCTCTACAACGACATTGCGGATTCGTTCTGGGATCTCCTACGGTTCATCCAAAACGACCTCCCCGAGGACGTGATTGTCTACATCCTCATGCACGAGGCAACCAGCGACTACGGAGAAACCAAATTGCGGACCATCGGAAAACTCCTAGACGAGAAGGTCTGCATTGAGGGTATGGTCACCATCTGCCTCCGCTGCATGGTGGAGGGAGACAGGCACTATTTCCGGACCCAGTCCTCGGGGATGGACATATCAAAGTCCCCAGAAGGATTATTTGACTCCCTTGAGATAGAAAACGACCTGAAAGCCGTGGACACCCGCATCCGGGAATACTGGGGTCTGTCCCCGTTGACAGGGGGTGCCTCAAATGTCTGAGTTTTCTCGCGGCGTGAAAGAGTACATCCACGCCAGAGCAATGGTTGAGGTGACCTTCCCCGTGGACTTCCGGAACAATGCAGAGGTCAACTGCTACCAGTGCAAGTACTACCGCCGCAACTACCGCAGCTGCGGCCTAAACGGGGAAATCTGCGAGTACCCCGACAAATATATCGGCAGCAGATGCCCTTTAACTTTCTATTCAGCTGACAAGGAGGAAGACAAGAATGAGGAGAATTGATTGGAACAACGTCCAGGAGCAGGGGGACTTCACCCCCGTCGCACCCGGCGGTTATGTGGCTGCCATCACAGAAGTGGAGGACCATGAAGCCGACGAATTTCTCATGGTTTGTTGGGATTTCGTCGAGCAGCCCTATCGAGGCCGCAACACCCAGACGCACAAGGACCGGGGATACTGGCCCATGCGGTTCCCCCGCAGCTACAAAGAGTCCGCCCTGGGATTTTTCAAGGCATTCAAGACCGCCTTGGAAAAATCCAATCCTGGATACACTTTCAGGGAGGAAAACATTCAGGATATGCGCCGGAAATATATCGGCGTGGTGATCGGCGAGGAAGAATATATCGCCAAGGACGGCACCGTCAAGGTGCGCCCCACCGTCCGCCAGACCCGCAGCGTGGACGCCATCCGCAGCGGAGATTTTAAGGTCCCCTCCTTGAAAACTCTCCAGAATGGCGCGAAGGCCTACGGTGGGGACACCCCCTCCGGCTTTACGGACCTGTCCGACGAGCCGGACGATAAGTTGCCGTTCTGAGAAAGGAGGGTACCCATGGAAAAACTGCTTCTCACCCGCAAGGAAGCCGCCCAGGCTCTCAACATCAGCGTGGACACCCTGGATATGCTGCGAAACAGTGGAAAGATTCGTGCTGTCAGCATCGGTGCAAGGGTGTATTACTCTCCGGATGAGTTGAAGTCGTTCGTCACAAAGGAAGGGCAGATTTGGTGACCAAATGGAAATCGCATACATCAAGGTGTTTACCGACGCTCTGGAGACCTGGTCCCTGTTGAGCGATGAGGAAGTTGGCCGCCTGGTTCGTGCGCTGCTGGAATATCAGCGCACGGGCCAGGGCCCAGTCCTTCCCGGGAATGAGCGATTCCTATTCCATACCTGCAAGGCCCAGATTGACCGCGACAACGAGAAGTATCGGGAGACCGTCTCATCTCGGGCATCTGCCGGGAAAAAGGGTGCGGAATCCAGATGGCAAAGCCAAAACAAGGATGGCAAAAATAGCAAATGCCATATTTGCCATGATGAAAATGGCAAACATGGCAAAGACAAAGACGAAGAAAAAGAAAAAGAAGAAGACAAAGACAAAGACAAAGACAAAGACAAAGACAATATTACCCCCCATATCCCCCCTACCGAGCCGAAGGTCCAATGGGCTGAGTACGTCTCCATGACCAATGCCGAGCACCAGAAACTGCTTGACACTCATGGACCAGTCGACACCGCTAGGCTGATAGAGATTCTGGACAACTACAAGGGGAGTTCCGGGAAAAAGTACAAAAGCGATTACCGGGCAATTCTTTCCTGGGTGGAAGACCGCCTAGAAGAAGAGAAAAAGCGCCAGCCCAGCAGTTCCAACCCATTCCTAGACATGCTGGAGGAGGCAGGCTTATGACCAGACAAGAAACCGTTTCCATCCTGGCTATTCTCCGGGCCGCCTTCCCCAGCTTCTACAAGGGCATGGAGCGGAAGGAGCTGGAGGGCATTGTCAGTCTTTGGAACGATATGTTCCAGGACGATGCCGCCAACGTGGTAGCAGGGGCCGTCAAGGCTCTCATTGCCACGAAAACCACCGGATACCCCCCTACCATCGGGGAGGTCAAGGAGCACGTCCGGCGCATCACCAAGCCCAGGGAGATGACCGAGCAGGAAGCCTGGGCGCACATCTCCAAGGCCCTGCGAAACAGCCTGTACGGCTCCGAGGAGGAGTTCCGCAAACTTCCGCCCGTCCTCCAGTCCGTGGTCCATGACCCACGACAACTCCGGGAATGGGCCATGATGGACGAGGCCACGGTGCAAAGCGTGGTAGCCTCCAACGTGCAGCGCAGCTACCGCGCCAGGGCCCAGCAGGCCCGGGACTTTGAGGCCCTCCCTGAGGACGTGAAAGCACTCTCCCGTGGTCTCGCGGAACAATTTGCGTTGCCCGATGAAAGGGGTTTTGAATGATTCGAAAAGGAAACGTTTACAAGCTTCGCCAGCACGGCGACCCTGGCAATGGCATGACTGTCCTGGTCCTCTCCGGGGACCAGGCCAACCGGGAGACCGGCCACATCGTGGTGGCCCCCATCGTTCAGGGGCGGGCGAAATTGTTTGATGGCAGCATTACTCGCCCGGATGTGCAGTTTCGCGGGCATGTGCATCATGTTTGCCTGGACAGGATGCGCAATGCGCCGGAGCACATTCTGCGGCATGGCCTCGGGTCGCTGCCTTATGCCGAGATGGCAGCTGTAGAGGCAGCCCTGTGCCGCCTGCTGGAATTGTGAGGTGCGCCTATGTGGGAGATCACCGTGAAACTCCGTCCCATCCCCTCCAGTGCCCAGAACCCCCAGGGGAGCCGAGAATCCATTGCCATGGACCTGGAGAAATACGGCCATGTGCAGTACGTTGAAATCCGCGAAATGGATACCGCAGAACAAATTCAGATAGGAGGCAAAAAATGA